CCTAGCAGCAGTTAATACAGCAATTAAACTGGTTAAGACAACGGTTAAGACTGTGCAAAACCTTGAAAGCCTTGGCCCTTGTTTGGGTCAGTTCTTCTCAGCTAAGGCAGAAGCAATAGTTGTGGTTAAGAAGGGAGGCTTCAAAGGAAGTGCTATGGGGCAAGCACTAGAGTTAGAACTTGCAATTGAACAAGCTCGTGCTTTTGAAGAAGAAGTAAAAATGCTGTTCTTTCAATCTAATAAAATGGATGTGTGGCAAAAGATTGTATCTCGTGCAGCACAGATGACAAGCGATCAAATTCAAGCTGATAAACGTGTGCGAGAAGCAAAAAAACGCAGAGCTAATGAGATAGAAGAAATTTATACCATTACTTTAATTTTACTAGTAACGCTAGGACTACTTGGTACTGTAGGCTGGTTTGTTTACGAAGTTGTAACCCGCAGCACTTAAGGATATATATGTTTCCTCTTACAGCAATATTTGATATTGGCTCAAAGCTAATTGACAAGTTGATTCCCGATCCAGAAGCAAAAGCCAAAGCGCAACTTGATCTTGCTAAAATGCAGCATGATGGTGAGCTAGCTAAAATGGCTAACGATACAGATTTGTATAAAACAGAACAAACAAACATTAGTAATCGTTGGACTGCAGATATGAATAGTGATAGTTGGTTGTCTAAGAATATTCGGCCAATGTCTTTAGTTGCTATTTTTGTCGGATACTTTTTATTTGCACTAATGAGTGCTTTTGGTTATGACGCTAAAGAGAGTTACGTAGAACTTTTAGGACAATGGGGTATGCTCATTATGTCTGCTTATTTTGGTGGCCGTACACTAGAAAAAATTATTGATATCAAAAACCACAAATGAAACTATCTACTAACTTTACGCTATCCGAATTTACTAAATCAGAAATAGCTATTCGTCGATGTATTGATAACACGCCATCGCTAACTGTAATTGATAACTTGCAACTATTAGTAGATAATGTTTTACAACCTCTACGAGATAGGTTAGGCCCAATTAATATTAATAGTGGCTATCGTAGTCCTGCTGTTAATGTTGCTGTAGGTGGTTCTCCTACTAGTGACCATTGTTTAGGAATGGCTGTAGACATTGAAATTACTAACTTTGATAACAAAGAATTAGCACTGTACATCCAAGATTTTTGTAAGTATACACAACTCATTCTAGAATTTTATGAAGATAATATTACTAATAGTGGTTGGGTACATGTTAGTTATGACTCTAAAGATTTAAAAAATGAGTGTCTACGGGCAGTTAAACAGAATGGTAAAACAGTTTATTTAAGGGGTATTTAATGCCGTTAACTAAAGGTAAGTCTCAAAAAGTTATTAGTAAGAATATTAAATTAGAAATGTCACATGGTAAGCCTCAAAAGCAAGCCATTGCTATTGCATTACGTGCAGCAGGTAAACCGCTGCCTAAACGTGGTGAACGCACTGCTAAAAACAAAGCACGTAAAAAATGAAACTTGCTTACGTCGTGTGGGAAGATGCTTCTGAACTAGACGTAACAGCATGGGTAGAACCAGAAGAGGTTTTTGAGTACAACCCAGTACTTTGTAAACAAGTAGGTTTTGTTCTGTATGACGGCCCAGAAGGTCTTGTTATTACTAACGCAGTAATAGACAACGTATGCGTAGCAAGACGTAACCAAATACCACGAGGTATGATTAGGAGAATAGAATGGTTGACCGAACCAAGTTTTTAGATGGTAGTGGTAAACGTGTTATTTTAGGTTTGTTTAAAGAGTTTGCTAGACCAGACGTTAAGTTTAAACCAGTGTACACATTAGCGGATATTAAGCAAACATTTTTAGAAGCACGCGACCCATCTGAATATAGTGTTGCTATGGCGCTACTAGGAGACTGGGAACACTGGCAAGAGGTACGTAATCATGTCTTAATTAAACCACATGTTGACAAGTGGCAAGCAGAACTAGAGATTAAACTTCGTAGTGAAGCCATCATTCAAATGCGTAGTCATGCTAAACAACAAGGTGGCACTGCTGCAGCTAAGTGGCTTGCTGATAAAGGATATGCCCTAGAAGCCTCTAAAAAGGCTGTAGGACGGCCTAAGAAGGAGGAGGAAGTACCTACCCCCTTTACTGCTCGTATCGCAGGTGATATGGCTCGTCTTGGTATCGTTGTAGGAGGAAAGAAATAATGCCGTACATGACAAATGGAAAACGTGACTACAAAAAACAATATGCTAAGTACGATGGTAAACCTGCTGTAGTTAAAGACAGGGCTAAACGTAATGCAGCACGTAGAGAATTAGCTGCAGAAGGTAAAGTATCTAAGGGCGATGGTAAACAAGTAGACCATAAGAAACCATTAAGTAAAGGTGGTTCAACTGCACGTTCTAATTTACGAGTACAGAGTGCAAGGGCTAATCAAAGTTTTGCACGTACTAAATCTGGAAAGGTAAAGTAATGGCTAAAGATAGTCGATTAGAAAAAGCAGGTGTATCTGGTTTTAACAAGCCTAAACGTACACCTAGTCATGCTACTAAGTCTCATGTTGTTGTAGCCAAAGAAGGTGAAAAAGTTAAAACTATTCGATTTGGTCAACAAGGTGTATCTGGCGATAAAGAACCAACTGCGCGACAAGCCTCCTTTAAAGCACGACATGCTAAAAACATTGCTAAAGGTAAAATGAGTGCTGCATATTGGGCTAACAAGGTTAAATGGTAATGTCAGAAAAAGTAATCGTTAGGCAAGCAGCAGAAGAAGACTTATTAACTTTCATTAGATTAATTGCCCCACATCGTATGTTAGGTGCAGTGCATGAAGAGTTGTGTTCTTGGTGGAGTAGGCAAGATGCTAAAGATAACCAATTAGTACTGCTACCTCGTGACCACCAGAAGAGCGCTATGATTGCTTATAGGGTAGCTTGGTGGATTACTAAATATCCTGAGACTACTATTTTATACGTGTCAGCTACTGCTAACTTGGCTGAAAAGCAACTTAAAGCAGTTAAAGATATTCTTCTGTCTGACATCTATCGTTTTTATTGGCCTGAGATGGTTAACGAAAATGAAGGTAAACGTGAACGATGGGCTGTAGATGAGATTTCAGTAGATCACCCACAACGTAAGTTAGAAGGTGTACGAGATGCAACTATTAAAGCATCTGGTATCACTGCCAACGTTACTGGACTACATTGCAATGTAGCTGTACTAGATGACGTAGTAGTGCCTGACAATGCCTATACACAAACAGGTAGAGATCAAGTACGTTCTTTCTATTCACAACTATCTTCTATTGAGTCTACAGGTGCTAAAGAATGGGCAGTTGGTACACGATACCATCCCGGTGATTTGTACAAAGACATGATGGAAATGACTGAGTTGTACATGGATGATAATGATGAGAATGAAATTGAAAACGAAGTTTACGAAGTGTTTGAACGAGTAGTAGAAACTAACCGTGAGTTCCTTTGGCCTAAGCAGCGCCGCACTGATGGTAAGACGTTTGGTTTTGATGAACGTGAACTTGCTCGTAAAAAAGCAAAATATCTAGATATTACTCAATTTTACGCACAATATTATAATAACCCCAATGCTGTAGAAACACAGCTTATTGATCGTAGTAGATTTAATTATTATGAGCGTGATAAAATTGAAAACTTTAGTGGTGCGTGGTATTTTGGAGACAAGTTACTACACGTTTACTCTGCAATGGACTTTGCTTACTCTGTCAGTAATCATTCTGACTATACAGTAATTGCTGTAGTTGGAGTTGACTCAGATAATAACTATTACGTACTAGACATTGATCGGTTTAAAACAAATAAGATTTCAGTTATGTACGACAAAGCTGAAGCAGTGTTTCGTAAGTGGCGATTTAAAAAGATGCGGTGTGAGGTAGTTGCTGCACAGCGACTAATTGTAAGTCAGTTTAGAGAGTATATGCGTAGTCAAAATATTGTGTTTACTATCGACGAATACAACCCTCCTAAAACTATGAGTAAGGCTGAACGTATCGCTGCTATCCTAGAACCACGATATAGTAATAACCAAGTATGGCACTATAAGGGTGGTAATTGTCAGATTCTAGAAGAAGAATTAATGATGAATAACCCAGAGCATGATGACGTTAAAGACGCATTAGCTGCTTGTGTAGAGATTTGTAAAGCGCCTATTAACCAACGTAGTTGGGGTAAGCGTACTAATGTAATTGCATTTAATTCTAAATTTGGAGGCGTGTCAATCTGACCGTAGTATATGAACAACAATATTCAAAGTGATTTTTCTGACGATGCTTTAGCCGTTACTATTTCAGACATGTGGGTTAGATGGGACAGTGCACGTTCTGCTTGGAAAGAAGAGCAACAAGAGTTACGTGGTTATATTTTTGCCACGAATACACGCAAAACTAGTAACACAAAACTACCTTGGAAAAACTCTACTGTTACTCCTAAACTGACGCAAATTAGAGACAACTTACATGCCAACTACATGGCTGCGTTGTTTCCTTCCGACAACTGGTTCTTTTGGGAAGCAACTGATAAAGACCCTGAATTAGCTAAAAAACGTTATGCTATTGTAAATTACATGAAACAGAAGATTAAAGCATCTAATTTTCAACTTCTTGTATCTCAACTTATTTATGATTATGTAGATTTTGGTAATGTAATTGTAACATATGATTTTGTGCGTGACGTAGTAGTTGACGACACAGGTAACACTGTTAACAAATACATTGGCCCTAAAGCCTACCGTATTAATCCTATGGATGTTGTTTTTAACCCACTATCTGAAGACTTTAGTAAAGCACCTGTTGTGCGACGTATGCTTAAGTCTATTGGTGATTTACTCACTGACGTTGAGACTAAACCAGCATTAAACTACAACAAAGCAGTTGTTGAAAAGATGATGGCTTTCCGACAAAACTACAGGGATGATCCTGAGTTTAAAAAAGAAGTTAACATGTCTATTGACGGCTTTGGTTCAGCAGATGAGTATTTGCAAGGCGACATGGTTGAACTTCTTGAGTTTTGGGGTGATGTGTACGATCCCATTACTAAGAAACTATTACGTAGTCAACTTGTAACTATTGTTGATCGTAAGTGGGTTTTACGTAAACAAGCTAATCCGTTATGGACAGCAGAAAAACCTATGTACCATTGTGGTTGGAGATTGCGTTCTGATAATCTATGGGCACAAGGCCCGCTAGATCAATTGGTAGGTATGCAATATCGTATTGACCACTTAGAAAACTTGAAAGCTGATGTATTTGATTTGATTGCATATCCAGTTATGGTTGTAAAAGGTAGCACTGTTGAAGAATTTGAATACGAACCGGGTGCAACAGTGTTCGTAGGTGACGAAGGTGGTCTTGATTTTCTACGTCCAGATGCTACAGCTTTGCAAGCAGACATGCAAATTAATGAGCTTATGAATCGTATGGAAGAGTTAGCAGGTGCACCAAAACAAGCTATGGGTATCCGTACACCGGGTGAGAAGACTAAATATGAGGTTCAGAGCCTTGAGAACGCCGCAGGACGCATTTTCCAAAGCAAGGTGAGCTGGTTTGAACGGAACATCCTAGAACCTCTCCTGAACGGTATGCTGGCTGAGTCTATTCGTAACTTTCAAGGTGTTGAGCGTATTCGTACAGTTGATGAGCAGTTTGGTAATGAAACGTTTGTTGAGATTACTAAAAATGATTTAACTGCTGCTGGTAAGATTTATCCAGTTGGTGCTAGGCACTTTGCTGACCAAGCACGGTTTATTCAAGAACTTGCACAGACAATGCAAGCAGTT